AGCGTTACCGGGAGGATTTAGTTATGGTACGGTAGCGGCCGCGGGTATTGTGCAAGGCACTGCTGCAAGCACAGGTTCTTTCACCTATGTAAATATAACTTCAGCTACGGCTGGTAGTGCTACTGGAGTTATTTTACCCGCCACTGTACTCAATAAGAACATTGCACTTTCTAACACGACTACTATTCCAGTATTTGTTTACCCTCCAAGTGGTAGTAATATTAATTCACTCGCTGCGAATGCCGCTTTCTTGCTGGCCTCTGGTGGAGTGGTACAGTTTATTGGAACTAGTGCTACTAACTGGATTTCCTTTAGTACGGGCACTCCCTCTGCGGCAAGTCAGGTTGTGTCGGTTTATAGTAATACATCAGGACAAGTTATAACGTCTAGCGGAGCACAAATTACTAACTGGACACTGATACAAGATCCAGGGAGTAATTTTAACGCGTCTACGGGAGTGTTTACTGCACCAAGAATCGGGAACTGCTTGATTAATGCTACTATAGCTTTTGCAACCGGTGCCTCTGGATCAACAGTTATTAGAACGTATAAAAATGGTAGTTTGTACCAAACCGCATTCTTAAATGCAACTGGGGTAGCAACAGTTGACATTGATGCTGTTATGGCTTTGAATGCTGGGGACACCATCTATCTTTTTGCGCAGAGCGGTGCTGCTGGGGATACGCTATCAACTGTATCCAACCAATGTCAGATTTCATTTTTAATGGTGTAAAAAATGAACCACCCCATAGCGTCATTTGCGACTATCTCTGTATTCAATTGGTCCGCCTTAGCGATTAATGAATGGTTTATACACTGGAATCCAACTATCGAAGGATTGGTTTATCTGTGTGCTTTGATCTCCTCAGTGATTACTTTTATACATTGGTTGCGGGTACGTTCAAAACAAAGGAAAGAAAATGTTAGAAATCAAACAACTACAGACTGATGGGTGTTCTATTGTGATAGGTATGGAACCTTTGGGAACTCCAATAGCTACTATTTTAGTAGCTTACCCTACGACTACGTCAATTGAACAAGTAAACTTAGAGGATAACTCAAGAATAATTATATGGAACTTAAATTAGTTGGTTTGATGGGAGTGTTGTTTTGTGTGGCTTTAGTGGGGTGTACCTCGAATCACCCCGTAACCCTCATACCAGATATTAGCGTGGGTGGGGTTACGAAGGAGATCGGGAACGCTCAAAGTGCAGATCAGATATTAATAAAGACTGCAAAGGATATTGAAGCTGAAGGTGCCCTAGCCCATAGTAGTACCACCCTCCAGTTGGTGAGCACGACAGCTAAACTCAAGGTGGATCTGGATAATGCTCAGGTTCAAGTGAATGATCTTCAAACTAAGGTAGATGGGTTAACTAAAAGTGCAGAAACAATGTCTGCACGTTTACAATACCTTGAACCAAAGTACGCAGCAGCTACAGGGTTGTTGTGGAAGTGGCGGTTGATTGCGGCTGGAATAGGGGCTGCAGTTATTGGATTTTTTATCCTTCGCCAATATCTCCCATTCTTAAAGGTAATATAAACATATGTCTAACATCCTCATCAATATTGAAAGTGAGATTGAGCACGACTTTGAAGTTGTGCAGAAAGCAGTCGCACAATTTATCGGACACTTGATCCATAATGGACACCCCGTTAATCGGGTTCAGGTGGTCTCTGCTAACCCTGAAAATGTGAAACGCATTGTAGCGGTGCCTTCGGATACGGCGGCAGTAAGTCCTACCGCTACGGCTACGGCTGTGGCAAGTAACACTGTTCCAATTGTTAGCAATGCAACCGTATCGTAGACATCCACACGAAACGCCTTGTTTTCTCGAAGACGCTACCCAACAGTGGGCAGCGATCTTCGTGGGGATGGGGGCGGTGTTAATGCTGTTGAATGGCCTAGGGGTTGTTCATGATGTTACACCCTTCACTCAGTACCTCCTCGCTATTGGCACTACGTTTATACTCGGGTCAAGTGGAACGGATGCGATAAGAACTTATCGTAGTGATACCATTTCACAGAGTGTAAGAGCACCTAAGGACACGACAATTATAGATGTGGCTAAAACGTACGATCCTAAACACTTCGATGACGGAAAGATTTAAAGCCTTCATGCCGTTTATCCTTAAGTGGGAGTGTGACTACCCTGAGGATAAGACGGGTCAGTTATCCAATGATCCGGATGACCCGGGTGGGGCTACCAAGTGGGGTATTGACAAAGCTTCCCACCCATTGGTGGATATACCTAGTCTTACCCTAGAGGGAGCTATGGATATTTATAGTTTGGAGTGGGAAGCGGATAAGGCGGAAGATCTGATTCCGAAACTTGGAGAGGCATATTTTAATGCATGCGTGAATTGTGGAGTTAGTAGGGCATCTACAATGTTGAAGGGGAATTTGAAGGCCTCTTTATATATAGGGGCTCAAGAGGCCTTCTATAAGAGGCTTGTAGAGGCTAAACCGCCTCTTTCTAAATATCTTACTGGATGGTTAAACCGTACCAGTGACCTTAGACGGTTTCTAAATGTATGAATCCTTTCATGGACACAGGTAAGAATCATATGGAGCAGTATCAAACTGCTCCTAATTCTATCGTTGGTCCGTTAGGTGGTCAGCATGACACACCGCCGAAGGCGAATAAGGCTGGCCCGTTACCCTATGCACACACACCTCATAAGGGAGTTCCCCCGTTAGGTGTAAGAGATGAGAACGTAACTTGGTGGAAGTCTTTCTATCCCCGTTTTGGGAATATGCTTCCACATAATTTTGCATTAGCAAATCGAATGTATAATATCGATATGCTACGACGTGATGCACATAAAATCAAATCGACGCAGGACCTTTCGCGCTATAAACGCGCTGATACACCTGAGCATATATTTGCTACATAGTATGGCTGATCCCTACACACCTCCAGCGGTGGTTAATCCACCAGTACAGTTACCTAATTATGGGGTGACTGGTAATTGGTTTAGTAAACCTACAGGAACAACCTACACACCGGGTGGAGTTAGTCCTACGGTCCCACCTAAGCAGATGGGTGGGAGTTCGGTAGAGCAACCTAATATTAGTACCGCTCAGAAGGTATTTGACAATCCAGTAACTAATCAAGGTAGCGCGGTAAAGTACTTTGGCGGGGACACGGAGAATGTAGAGAATACCCCTAATACTCAGAAAGTCGGGATGAACTATCCTGTTCAGAGTGGTACTAATTCGAATTTACAGACCGCATCGAGTCCGGGAAATTCGGGGCATTTTCGTGGTACTATGTATGATGGTGCGGACGATCAGTATCATAATCAGACGTCTTCTCCTAACTACCTAGGAGAGAATCGTGCTATACCGGGTGTTACTGTTGCTACAGACCCGAATGTAATTAAACATGGTACGTGGTTGAAGATCCCTGGTACGGAAGGTATTAGTGCCCATGGGGATGGTATTTGGCAGGCCCACGATACAGGTTCAGATGTTAAAAGTCAAAAGGCTAGTGGAGGGAAAAGTCCTGTGATTGACTTTTACGCTCCCGGCCACAACCTTAATGACCCTCAGTATAATAGGGACTTTAAGTACCAACAAGTCCAAGCTCCTTCATGGGCGACTACGAAGAATATATAGAGTATGAATAATTTTCAACATCCACACCACACTGCTCTAAAGCCTAGTCCTAATAGGCCAGTAGGAACGCAGAAGGCTAATGTAGGTCATGCGCACGCTAAGAACAATGCCACCGCTCAGAGTTTATTTGATCAAATGAACCAAGAGCATATGCGGCAACGACAGATGTCTGAACAGAGTGCCGGGCTCCCCAATGCGGATATGACTATGGCCCCGCCACATAGTACAGACATTAATAATGGAGTACCTCCTGAGATGGATGGGAAAATGAGTAAGGAAAAGAGTGGCAAAAGTGGTGAGAAAAGCAAGGGTGGGAAGGGTGGAAAGAGTAAGGGAATCGCACCAGCTAAGGGGATTAAGAATGTGGGGGTAGGTAAGGATGGTAAGGGTGGGATGGGTTTGAATGAACTCTTTGGGGACGAAGAGCGCAACGCAATGGCTATGTCAGGAAGTCCGATGCCCAGTATGCATCAATAACTGATCAGCACTATGGAAGAAGCCGTTTTAGAAGCGTTACAGGAACCTGAGGTTACACCAGAACATCTGGCGTTGCTCCAGCACTGTAAACAACTTTCTAGTTTTTCTCGCCGACACATGTCGATTTATTATCCTAAGTGGGATAAGTACGATATGATTTATCGAGGGTATAAGTATCGCGATGATGAAGATCGAAAAGCTGCGGATAGGAATGAGCCTGAAAAAATGGTAGTTCCTTTGACGTTTGCTCAGATCAACACCTTTGTGGCCTTTTGCTACACTCTGTACACTCAAAGGCCCTATTTCTTCGAGATGGTGGGTACGGCAGGGGAGGATGCTAGTGCAGCGGATATTGCGGAAGCGGTACTGGAACGTGACCTCAATACGTCTAATTTTCGCGGTGCAATTCTCATTAACGCTCTAAGGGATATTGCTAAGTTTGGTGTGGGTATTATCAAGCATGGGTGGGTTAAAGAGACTCAGATGCAGCCTGTGGAGACTACTATTCCTCCATTGAACTTTCTCGGCATGACGGTAGGAGAGCCTACTACGGTGACTAGCATCGAACCCGTAACAAAATTTTTGGGGAATCGTTTGTACAACATCTCCCCTTATAGGTTTTTTCCCGATGTCCGGCTACCCCTAACACGTTTTCAAGAAGGAGAGTTCTGTGCAAGTGAGGATGAATATGCGTACACCGCGCTTAAGCAAATGGAGAAGGATGGTCTTATTGCTGGACTTGACTTCGTCAAGGATATGTCTACAGGTGTTGGCACAGGTATTCCAGAAGATCGTAGGTTGTTTTTGTCGAATCTTGCAGGGAGAACAGAAGCAAAACTTACAGGGAGTCAGACTAAAGGTATGTACCTCATTACAGAGGTGCAAGTCAAGATTGTTCCGAATCAATTCAAGTTTGGTGGCAAGGTGCTGGGAGAAGAAGACTATCCTATCATGCACATCGTCTGGATTGCGAATGATCAGCGTATTATCCGTGTCGAACGGATGAACTACCTACACAACCAATTTACTTATGACGTGGGGCAATTTGATCCTGATATTACTCTTTTGGTTAATGGAGGTGTGGCGGACGCTTTAGAGGCACTTCAAGACACCGTAACATGGTTCATCAATGCTCATATTATGAGTGTGAGGAAGGTAATATCTAATTACCTGATTGTTGACCCCACCGGGATTGAAATGAAAGATTTGTCTGACCGTAAACCCGTTATCCGCTTGAAGTCTAGTGCCGCTAGATCGGGAGTAGATCGGTGGGTTAGACAATTAGCTGTACAAGATGTTACTCAGAAACACATGGCAGATGCGGAGACTCTGAAGGGTTTAGCGCAAGAAACCACTGGGATAACTGAAAACCTAATGGGACAATATGCAAAAGGTCGTCGTAGTGCCAGTGAATCCAGAAGCGTTAATCAAGGTGCAGCTGGTAGGGTACAAATGGTCGCCAGTCAGATCTGGTGGAGTATGTTTAAGCCGATGGGAGAGAAGCTCCTTTCTAACCTACGTGACGGACTTGATGAACAGACCCTTATTAGAGTGCTTGGCCAAAGCGCGATGCCTCAACCACAGCTTGACCCAAACACTGGACAGCCTGCAACAGATCCTCAAACGGGACAACCTGTAACACAGCCACCGCCGGACGTCACTAAGTTTCTTGATGTAGATAAGGCTGACCTTGTGGGGAATTATGATTTCGTTGTGTTTGATGGAACACTCCCTAGTGAGAAGCAGTCTATTGCACAGGCCTTACAGGAAATTTTACAGACCATTCTTACTAATCCTGAGGCAGCTAGAATCTTTGGTATTGACGCTAAGAAGCTCCTCAAGAAGATAATGGAGTTGAAGGGTATTAAAAACCTCGATGATTATGATTTACCACCAGAGATGGTACAGCAAATGTGGAATTTTGCTTATGGACAGTTAATGCCACCTCCGCCTCAACCTCCCGGAGTACACCAACCGGGACAAAAACCTAATGACCCACAACAGCATCCAGTAAATGCTGCCCAACAAAATGCACAACAACACCAAAACGCCAGCGCTGGACAACCTCCTCAATCCAACCCCGGTGGTTAGTGAACATGAGAAGCTTAAATATTTGGTTGCTTTGGTAAGTAATCCTGTCTTTTGTACGTATATTCAAGCTATCCGAGGTAGGCGGGATGAGTCAATTCAATGTTTACTCGATTGGGAAGTAACCGATATTGGTACTGCAGTAACGAGAGAACAAGTAATTGGTGAGATCCGGGGATTTGATTTTTTAGAAAATGAGATAGAGCAAACTTTGGTGAGTTTGCAACACTCAGAAAAGAAAGGTAAAAAAGATGAACAACAAACTGAGACTGCTCTATGATGATGGAGCGGGGGACGGTATTGGCGGTGGTGGTAATGATGTAGGGTATTCTGGTGGGGATACTGGATTTGATAGTACGATCGAGCCGGGAGCGGACGCCCCGGAACCAGTAGAGGCCCCAAAGCCTAGTTTTACGGCTGATGATTTAGCCAAAGCGGTTAGAGCGGGTGTTAGTGACTTGGTGCCGAAACAACAGGCACCTCAAGCACAACCAGAGAGGCCCCTGACTCAAGCTGAGTATGATCGTATCTTTAAGCGTGCTATTGTGACGCAGGATGATATGCAGAAGCTCGGGTTACCCCCCGAGGCGGTTAGTACCCTTCAGGCTATCCTTGATAGACAGGCAGCTCATGCGGACACCCTCGCGCAGTATCAAGCCTACCAACTTAAGAATAATTTGGAGAGTAGGTTTAATACCTTCTACAAGGAGCAGTTTACTCCCATACAGGTGGAGCGGATTCAGGTAGCGGAACAGAAACTGGAGAAAGACTTCTTCAGTGTTCATGCCGACTTGCAACCATTCCGCCCTCTTTGTGTGGAGGTAAAGAATGCTATGGTAGCGGAAGGTCAGAAATTTAATGATGCACAAAGTGCATTTAATGCTTTAGCTGGTAGAGTTCGGGGTGTCCTTAAGGCCATCCCCGGTTATGCCGGGAATGCCCAACAAGGTCAACCCGGGCAAGTAAATGGAACGACAAATCCTCGGAGAATGACCCCGGTTTCGACTGGGGGACAGGTAGGATCAGCTGGTAAGGGTGGGTCAGCTAACACCACGACAGCAGCAAATATCTTTGGTTAGATGTTTGGATTCTAGGTTCAATAAAAGAAAGACAAAAATATGGCTATTCTTGGTATGTTAAATACTGAGCAGTTCCAATCTCAGAGGTTCAAAAACGTACGTCGCTCCGTTTTTTACTTCTACCCGAATGGTGCTGCTCCGTTGACGGGTCTGTTAAGTATGCTTAAAGAAGAGGATACTGACGACCCGGAATTTCAATGGTATGAGAAACGTTTGAGTAAACAACGTACGGCTACTGTGGCTAATACTGCAGGTGGTCCGTTCGCTACTACCTCCAACGTGGATCAGCCAAGTCCGTTTAGTGTGGTTCAGGACAACATCATCCGAGTTGCAGTTGCTGATGCTACGGTTTTTCGTATTGGTCATTCAGTACAAATCCGTTCCGTCACTACTAGTGGTACTGCTACTCCGGATGTGTTCGGTGTTGTTACCAATGTGTTGAACGCTCTCACTCCTCAGTTGATTGAGATTCGTATTCTCACGGCGGTTAGTAACATTCTGAACACCTCTGCGAATATCGCTAATGAAGTGTTCGTTATTGGTAGTGCCTTCCGGCAAGGTATTGTTGATATCTCTAGTCAGATTTACAACACTCCTGTTAACGTTCCTAACAACTGTCAGATTTTCCGCACTCCCTTTAGTATGACGGGTACGGCCTTGAAGACTAGTGTTAAGTACGATGACACCGGAGCGTATAAGGATATGGCTAAGGAGAACTCGGTTTACCACATGATCGAAATGGAGAAGGCTTTCTTGTTCGGACAGCAGACTGAGTCTGTTGATCCGGCAAGTGGGCTTCCTACTTATACGACAGGAGGTCTTCTGTGGTTTATGAATCAGTGGCAGCTGGGTACGGCTAATGGGGGTATCTACGGGAACACGGGTTCTTATTCTAGTGGCTTGGCTGCTGGTAGTGTGGATACTGCTGATGACGCTCGTATCATTGCTAATAGCTCGGGTGTATTGAACGAGAAGATCTATGATGGATATCTTGAACGGGCATTTCGCATTACTAACAATGTTGCCAATGAGAAGTTGTGCTTCTGTGGTAGTGGCTTCCTTAATGTGATTAATCAGTTGTATAAGAGCAAGAGCAACCTTACGGCTGATCTACCTCTGGAAGATACCTACGGAATGAATGTTGTGAAACATCTGACTCCCTTTGGGACGGTGTATTACAAGAGTCATCCGTTGTTCTCTCAGAACGATACTCTTCGATATAACGCTCTGTTTGTGGATGTACACAATTTGGTGTATCGCTATGTGCAGGGACGGGATACGGAACTCTTGAAGAATCGCCAACCGATGGACGCCGACTTCCGCAAGGATGAGTGGTTGACTGAGGCTGGTATTGAGGTTCGGTTCCCTGAGTCGAATATGTACATTCAGAATGTAAAGGATTACGCACCTTAATCTACTATGGCCGATTTAACATCATCTTCTGTGACTATCAATCGCTCTGCAGCGATAGGTAGTAAGAGTAATAAGCTGGTGGACAATCGGTATTATATGACTGCGGTACTAGCGTCTCACGGGACGCTAGTATCCGGGAATAGAATACCTGCCTCTGCGTTTGGGATTACTAAAGTTACTCGCGTGTCCAATTTTGTGGATTCGGGTGGAGCTACGGTAATTCCAGCGGGGATTGATCCTACTAGTACTTATGTTATCCTGGGAGGCGGGGCAGCTAATGCTCTCGCTAACTATACCGGAACATATTCATTTGTCCTTGATGGGCATTAAAAGAAAGGTAAAAAATGTCAGATGCTGCAAATGTCTTAAGACAGACACAGTTGTTCGGTTCCTTTGATAGTCAGGGGAACATCAATATTAATCAAGGTCGACAGAACGGTAAGATTATCACGGTTCGTCCTGCCACTACTACGCTCGCATTGCCAATCAATGGGAATCTGGTTCAGCTGGACCCGACCACGGTAACTTCTGTTATCGACTTTATTACTAATGCGCCAACCTCAAACACTCCTTATGGGATTACTCCCGGAGATACGTTTCAGTTGACGTCATTAACCAGTAATAGTTTTAACCTCACTCCGAGTAGCAATGCTACGTTTGTGTTGGCTACGGGAGTGTCTAATGCCGTTCTTACATCTAACAAGGTGTATGATGGTGTGGTTTCTCCTGCTGGAGTGGTTATTATTAAAAACTACTAAACGAAAGGAAAATATGTCTAATGTTGTAAAAAATATTCGCAAGTTGGAAGTGGACAGTAATACGGGAAAGAATGCCTGTGATACTAAAGTTACTTCTGGAGAGGCTAAGATTACTAGTGCGTTCAAAGAGAAGAACTCTACGACGGGTTACTCTACGTCTGGTAAACTCACTGGCCCCTTTGGTGGAATGAACACTAATGACTAAGTATGAACCTGGGACAACTAAAGACTAAAGTAGCTGCATATTGCAATAGAGACGTAGCGTCTTTTGTTGTCAATGGGTTCGATGTGCTCACTGACGCGATTAATCAGGCGCGTCGGTGGGCACAACTTGTTCACGACTTTAACTATTGTCGTGCAAGGGGAGTGTTTAATGTATCTTTTCAGACGGGTGGGGACATTACTTCTTTAGTGGCTGTGGGCACCACAAACCCTTTAGATGTTAAAAAGATCGAGGGAGCGTATATCCAAGATCCAAACAACATCACGTATTCGTATAGTGGAATACCGATTAAGATCTACTCTCGATGGGTAGATAAGCAGCGTCAAACACGGTTGTATAGGGGAGGTGATCCGTACAGTTATCCGAACGGGACGACCATTCCCACGTTGATACAGCAACCTAATGATGTACAGTTGATTATACAGAACACACAAGCTTATCTCACTCCTGGAGTGATAAGTGCGTATCAGTCTTTAAGTTCTCTCAATATCATCTTAGATGTAATTGCTTTTCAGCCGGATTTAGTTAATGATACGGACCAAGATTTCTTCTGTAATTATTGTAATCCATGGCTTACTCAGGCTAGCATTAATGGCTTGAATGTGTATTTGAAAGAGGATGAACGTCTTCAACTTCAGGCAGCGGGGTTAGAGAAAATGTGGACTGCTATCTTAGCTTGGGATGCAGCACTAGATGGTGAAGATGACGGAGATTTACAGTAATGCCCTCAGTAAAGAAATACATTGACCATGCCCATGATGTGTTGGGTATGGATCGTTCCGCAAGCCCTAACATTGCCCCACAGGGGAAGTGGTTTACATGTCAGGATGTCCGAGCTAGAGACATGAGGTTAGAAACCTTTCCGGGTATGTCTATGCGGTTTAACCAAGGACTTACACTTAATGCGGAATTTTTCGAGGTATCTAACGAGAATGTAGAATCACTCACGTGGTATAATTCTGCTAATGCACAGTATGCGTATAGCGCTAATCCCGCTGCAGTACTCCCGGCCATTATCATAAACCGGGTAGGGGTTTGGCCTAGTGATGATTCCCAGAATTTTAACCTCTGTGCAGTAAAGTCAGTAGGGCCTTTAGGTTTTGGCACGACCAATATGATTACCCTAACCGTAGCGGCGGGGAATACCGTTAATGTGTATAATGGGGGTAGCCTTATTGGTAATTATGCGATAGCGGCTACTGTAACTGTTGTTATAGGTTCTGCCACTGTGGTGTTTGGGTTTGTCCCTAACCCCTCAGATGATGCGTTTGATAATTTTGTTATCGGTACCAGTTTCTATTTTCAACACTCTGTAGGGTTTTTGAATAACTCTCCAGATACTCAAGGGCTTCGTCCCAGCATCTCTAAGTGGGGAAACACCACCTTTTTTATTCGAGGGAGCCAACTGTACAAAAGACAGAATAACGTCTACTTACCATTAATGTACAGTATTATGGCAAGTCAGAATTTTCAGTATGCTCTGTACTCCGAGATCTACCAAAGGCATTTAATTCTAGCGGCGGGACAGAATGGTAGCAGTGTATTCTGGTCAAACCTTAATGACATGGATGACTTCCTTCCGACGTTTTTTAATGAGTCGGATGTGTACCCAATACTCGATGTTAGCCGGGTTAATCAAACCCCTCTAAACATTACTGGGGTTAAAAACCTCGGAGTGTATTGTTATATCTACACCCCTGAAACCATCTGGAGGATGATCTACGTGGGCCTACCCAAGGTTATGTTTCTTCAAGAGGTGGGAACACAGGTGGGTAGTCACTTTATGTATGGGTTGGTTAGTGCCGGAGTATCACACTTCTTTATCACCGCCTCAAATTTTTATATGTTTGATGGAACACGTCCACAGGTAATCGGGGACCCCATTAAGTTGTTTTTCTTTAGTGATTTGTCTACGGATTTACAGTTACAAAAAAAGGTATGGGGGTATTATAATTATCGCTCCGAAGAGGTTATGTGGTTTTATCCCTCTACTAACTCTACCGGAGATATTGACCGCTGTTTGTACTATCATATACCTACCAAGAGTTGGTATTATAGGAATGTTCCTAACGTTAAGTGGGCATATGATTTGTTTTTCTCAGATCAGTTAGTTTCTGTTCAAGGCTCTAACCAACCGCTCTCGGGAGACCTCGCTTATATGGTGCCTACGGTAGGAGTAGTCGCTGATGCGCTCCCCGCAGAAGAAGCTGACCTGTACACAAACTATGCTAAGCAGAACCCAGTTTTGCAGAGCAACACCTTTATTTATGACTCACCACAAGATTACAAAGATGTTGACTCAGTGTATTTTGATACTGCTTATACTGGTAACATTCAAGTGGGTTATAGTTTTACTAAGTATATTTCTGACCCAGCTGTTTATACCATAGCTCAAATATGGAACCGTTCGGATTCTACTGGGAGAATCTCCCTGCCTAGGAGTAGTGGTAGGTCTTTTCGTTACGAGTTTGTGTTTTTGCCCGTGAATGATATTGTTACTAGGTCTAGGATTTACGCGTGGGGTGAGAACGTGTTTGTGACTCAAGCGGATCAGTAAGCATCATATATTGATATGGACAAGAATAGCACACCTACCCTTAGTAAGACTCAGCAGACGGCCTACGTTAACCCGAGTCTTCCCGCTATTGATTGGAGTCAACCTAGTGCAGCTCAGGAAGCCTACACCGAGTTAATGTATCAAGTGCAAGCCCTGTGTGCGTATATCAATAATCTTAATGGTTATAGTGGAAAAACCTCTTTTGTAATTGGAGGACATACCTACACCTTCACTAATGGAGTCCTTACCAATGTCGTATAAATTTTGCATCATTAAGAGTATACAGGAACTTCTAACCTACCATGAGTTGATACACTCAGCATTCACGGATTTTGAAGATCGTAGGTTACTGGAGGTTACGGAACTAACCTATGTTCAGGCTTTGATGGATTGTGTAGCTAGGCCTGAAGGTGGGTTTGTTTGTATCGTAAAGAATAAAAACGATCTGGTGTTAGCTTTGGGAGCGGTTCAATACCTCACCAAGGAGGAAGCACACCTCTATAGTGGTTGGCACAATCAAAAAGATCCAAACCTAGTGAAAGTTGTGCTAAGTTGGTTAGATATGTATTTGAGCAAAAGAGGAATCAAGTCATATACTTTTTCGACCCGTAGGTCGTCAGGAGCTGCGATTAGATGTTTCGAGAAGAAACATGGATTCAAGAAAGACACATTAACGTTTAGGAGAGATTTATGAGTTCAATGGGAGCCTTAGCCACAGCTGGACAGCAGACGATTGCTAATAATGGTTTGACTAATCCGGGTAGTTCCTTTAGTCAAAGTTTACAAGCCTATCCTATTATTGGAGGAAGTAGTTTTCCCGGTTCTGCTGGGGCCTTTAATCCTTCAGCGGTGGTGGGAAATACACCTAACCAAGGTAGTCAGAATCAGTGGACGTCGGGTGCTGGGCAACAGAGCGCACAAACTACTACACAGGACTTAACAGCTAATCAGAACACCAACACGGTTAATGATGCTTTGGGTTTAGGGCCTTTGATACAGTCTAATGCTACGGCTGCAAATGGTGTGGATGTAGCTAGGAATGCTAACTTGACACCGTTAGCTAATGGTACTGCTCCGTCCTATGCGGCTAACATTGGACAGCAGGTTGACACGGCATTATCTGGCCCTCAGGCTACTGGTAGTGGCAACATGGCTAATATACGTAGTGCGGGAACTGCCGCTAGTAATGCTAATGCACAGAATGTTCAGAACCAGATTGCTGCGAACTCCGCCATGGGGACACAAGCGACTAATGCAGCGGTATCGAATGCTACCCCTTATTTGGGGAGTACCTCCACTGGACTTAACAATGCTCTGTCTACCGGATTGGCTAATGCTTTCGATGAAAACTACGCAGTGGGAGAAGGCCCTACCTCAACTACTACACAGTCTAGTGGTGGTGGTGGTAGTTTTATTTGTGCGGCCTTACTTAAAGATCACTTGATCTCTCCAGAGATGATGTATGCAGGAACCGTTCACAAACTAAAACGCGGCCCTAGAATGTATCGAGGGTATAAGAAGTTTGCCAAAGTGTGGCTACTCACTATGTATCAAAATGCTTTGGGTAAATGGATGTCTAAAGAATGGAATAAGTATTTGTGTTGGAGATACCTTCACACTAAGAGTTTTAGTTTAATTGGATGGGTAGAGGATGTGATATTTAGTTCAGTGTGTTATGTAATGGGGGAATAGTATGGACCCTACTTACATAGCTTCTAACCCAACTTTGAATCAGGATGCTAATCAGTACACTGCTTTAACCGGACAAATCCCCGGTAGTAGTGGTCAACAACCTCCTGATGGTACGGATAGTGCCATTCAACAACGGTTTCAGTCAGATATTACTAAAGGGTCTTTCAAACCTGATAAGATAAATGCTGCATTGAGTATGGCTCCAAACAACGCACAGTCGTTCAATAATCGAACGCAACAACAACAAGGATAATTATGTTACAACAGCAAAAGAATAATGGGTATGTTAAGATGAAAGAACAACAGCAGATGGGACCGTTAGCAGTTGCTCCTGTAATAGGTGCTATGGCTTCAGGTGCCGCTGGTGCTGGAGCATCCGGGCTACTGTCAGGGTTGTTTGGTGGTGGGGGAAGTAGCAGTAGCTCTACTTCAGTTGGTGGTAATGCGGCAGGAGACCTCGGTAATGCCGCTAGCTCTCAACCACTTGCACAACAGAGTCAAGCATTAGCCCAACAGCAACAGGCACAACAAGCGGCTAACCCCGCTCCACAAAACTCCACAACGGTTAAGCCTACCGGAGGAAACATGAACCAAGCACCAGATCCTCAATTGGAAGCTATGCGTGGTGCCGCTATGTGGGGTTAACCTAAGGAGTATTATGGATGATTTACAAATGGGGCAGTTGATTGACCCTACATTTCAACCACCAAAGCTTCCTGTAGGAGGTATGGGTGGAGCCCAACCTCCTCAACCAATGGGGACTCAACAGGGGATTATACAGACCCCTCCACTAAACAATACTGTGACTAATACCCCATTAGCCAATAGTGGGCAACAGAGTAGCCCCGGTGGAACTGCTAATGTCCTTGGCGGTAATGCTGACCCTAATGGGTCTGCTAATCCGAATAGTCCCACATGGGGACAAAAAGACCCAGTGAACACGGCTGGTCAAGCCTCTCAAAACGTAGGACATAATATTGGTCAGGCGGTTACACAAGGAATAGGTAGTTCTCTTGGTGCTGGGATTGGTAAAATGATTGCATCGTTCATGCAGAAGAAGCCTAGCATGAGTGGAACCTCCGTGGGAAATGTTAATCCACAAGGTGGTGCCGATGGTGGGATGAACAGTAATCAACTCTTAACTTTAAGGTAAATATGCCAGTACAATTTATTTCTGCTCCCACACCAGGACTTGAGCGTGTAATGCCAGTACATAATGAAGTTCTACAAGACAACGCCACTAACCCATTGGCTGTGCTCCTAGGTGCTGTAGGCCATGGACTTAGTAGTGGTATCGGTGCTGGGATTGGCTCCGGTATGGCAAACCTATTCGACTCAGATAAGACGAAGTTTAATCAGGATATGATGAATAAGGAGTATGCTCTTAAACAGCAAGAAGCGGCTGATCGTAGACAGTCGGAGGAAAATTCCTTGGAGGAACATAAAAGAGAATTTGGTCTCACCAGTGATCAGGAAAAACGCAAATTAGACATAGTAGAGGAAGCGAATAAGGATAAATATGGAAATGCTAATAATCCAGTACAGGATAGGGTTAAAGCGTTTGCTGAAGCTACAAAACAATCTGACGCAGCTAAGGCAGCAGAAAAGTTAAATGCTAAGGCTGGACCTAATGCTACGGATCAGAAAGTTAAAAACTTTACTCCGAGTAATCCGAATACTCCTACTAGTACAGAGACGGCCCCTATTGATCGTCCATTCTTTGGGCCGGGTGGAAGCCAACCACTTCCCAATGGTACTCTTAGACAGGCTGGAGCAGTCTCGGTCGATGCTGCAAGACAGTTTGGTGAGTTTCTTAAGAACCATTTATCTACAAATAGTAATCCTCCCGGCTACGTACCCCCACAACCTTCCGGAGATAATGACTAACCTATGTCTACTAATACCTCCTCCTCAATGCCGTATGCAGAACAGGCCTCTGACTTTGAACGGTTTAAGTCTTTCCTCCCTAAACAGTATCAAGATGTAACCCCTCAAGAGTTTGCCCAAGCTCATGCCCTTAACGGGAATAATGATTATCAAGAATTTGGTAAAGGAGATTACAATCCTGTAAGAACTGGACTGGCCACCGCTAACGAGAACATTAATAATTCTGCTTTTGGACAAACCCTAGGGTCGGTTGGTTCTAAGGTGTATGGGGCCTTTGGTGCAGACCCGGAAAAGGGTAGGCAGTTTGGCCAACAAGGTGCGGCTCAATTAGCTTCGATTGGTGTACCGGGACTTATTGGGGCAGGTGTAGCATCTTTAGCTGGCCCTGAACTGGCTCCTGCAGGGGCTTACATTGGTACAGGTGGTGGAGCTTTATTAAGCGGGTTGAGTAAGTATGGAGAGTCCGGTTCTAAAAGGGCGGCTGCTGAAAGTGCTGCAATGGTTCCCCTTATGGGTGGAGTTGCTGGAATGGGTGAGAAAGCGGGGTTAGGTTGGGCGGCGCAAGCAGCACAGAAACTAAACCTAGATCCAGCCAATCCTTTTGTTAATGCCTTGGGTACTATAACTGGGTTTGGTGCTGGTCAAGGTGCAATGGCTTTAGGCGGAGAAGCTCAGCACCAACTAGGTGAAGTTATGGCGGGTCATGGTCTTGATACAAATCGTGGTCCGGGGGAGTTAGCCGCTGAGCAGGTGATGAACATTCTGCCGTTCTCTCCCTTACTAGCCTCACATTTGCCTAGTATGTCTAGAGAGTTCGCTAAAACCGCTTTGCAACAGGAAGAAGCTACTAAAGCCAGTAACGACACTCAGGCGAGTAATCCTTCTACTAACATGGCGGATAAAACGGATATTCGGGGTAGTGCTAGCGCTATGGATATTGCAGTTCCCCCAGAGGAACGATTGAAGGTGTTGGATGAGAAAGTGGGAGTAAACTCTCCAATTAACATACTCCCTCCCAATTTGAATGTAATTATTGCTCATGATGGAGAAACCGTTGAAAAGAGTGATCCTACAGTAAGCCAAAGAACCGATGTCAAAACTCTTGCAGCAGGTCAGGAGTTTCTAGGTGCCCCTATTCTGAGTGAGGGTGAACCTAGTGTTGAGTCTATGAAGGGTGGTCTCATTACTCCACATGGTAGTCCCGAAGAATTTTTTGCCCTGAAGGATAATAATGCTAGGTTGGCTAGACAGGTAGCTGTTCAGACTGGAGAGGCAGTTGAACCTCTTTTGGTAAAAGTACAGGGGGCAGAAGATGCTCGTAAAGCTGGTGACCCTATGCCTTGGCAACAGTTACGGGTAGAGCTTTCTACTAAGTTGTCGGAAGCACAGAAAGCTACTGAAGCACCGCCCTCCCATGAGGAGAGTTTACAGGCCGCACAGAATGCCGTGAATATTCTTCAGGAGTTAGCTACTCGTCCGATTAGCACTAAGGGTACTGAGATTGTTCAACATCTTCAGGATACGAACACAGGGATTGTTTCCTTAAAAGATATCTTACAGGGGTTGCTTGTACATGATGGCCCCGGAGGTTGGGATAGTAGTAGTATACAACATTTCACTCAAGACAATGTAACACAGTTACTAAGCTGGATGAAAGACCAAGGGATGGAGGATCCTAACCATCTGTTTGATAGGCTGGGAGAAGCGGTAAAGTCTAAAGCTCATGATGCTAGTATACATGCCATGAACCTCATAAGAGAACTGAATCAAGCGTTTGCAGCACAAAAAGACGTGACGGAGGCTATTGACAAAGAGAATGTAAAAGCTCTAAAGCAAGCGCGTGCGGATGACCCCCATGCGCACCTCTCTGACGAGGAGTTTAAGAACCATATCCTTCAAGGGGATGAACCCTCTTGGGTTGAAGAAGTCGATGAGAGTAGGCCCGATGCCAATAGAGACTTGGCGCAGTACGATACGAAGGGTAATACTGTTAGACGCTATGCTATGCGTATGGCAGATAAAGCCATGGAGCGTGTTCCGGAGGGTGAACGTGGTACTGACAAATGGGAGAAACAGTTTAAGGGGGTTTATAGGAATAAGTTAAACCAAGGAAAGATGGCTGCAGAACGGTTACGTACTCGGAGTGGGGAAAACCTTA